TGTAAGCTTGCGCCTTGCTCGACATCGCCTGCGGGGTAATTGCGATGCGTTTCAATAGAGGAGAATCCCACACGAAACGGGCGCTCGCCGCGCTTCAAATGCGGATACATGTCGACCAAACGCATCGGCTCGGTAAGAATCAACTCAGTACCGAGTGTCCAGTACGCCATGTCATCGCCGTTTATTTTGACGATGTTGAGATGTGCCCACAACGTTGTGTACTGGCCTTCGTGTGCTGTTTGCGACGGATCGATGCGGTGCTGGCCTTCGCGTGCCATGCGTGTGCGATCAAAACTCTGCCGGCGTGTAGAGAGAATTTGTTGCAACGTGTACTGGCGCCAAGCCGGCTGATTCGTCTTGGTATCCTGCTTTTGCATCATCTCTAGTGCATCAGAGGCGTATATGGGCTGCATATAGAGCAAAAACGGGCTGCTCGTTGCAGGGTCACGCCAATCGCACATAGGGTCGAAACGGAAATTTTCCGGCGCGATCAAATCGCAGACTGGGCGATCCGCACGAACGACTGTTTTCTCCGTGCCCATAGCGACTTGTTTGCCTGTGCCATCGTCACCCATAATCGCATTGCCTTCTTGGTCGAAAGCTGGCAAGACGTTAGTGTCTTGCTGATAGTCCCAGAATTGGTGCGAAATACAAACACCATACACTTTCGTATCTTGGAATGCGCCGACGGCGGTCAAGAACCACGGAATTGTGTTCTCTAGCCGATAGTCGAGAAGCTGCCCCATAATCGCTGCCGATGCGTTTTGCTGTGGCTGTGATGGATTCTGTGCTTTCACGTCGACTTGATCTTTAGTCGCGAACAGCGCTTGCGCGATCGACGCTTCCTGCGCTTTCACGTTAGTGCGCGTCTTCGGACGGAACACCCGCGATCGGCGGAAGTTCAAACCACGCATCGCGGTGCCTGGCGCGTGCTCGCCGCGGAAGTATGCCAAATTCTTCGACCACTGATTCGTGATGTTCGAATCGAGATAGTTGGTCGAGTTATTGAAAATAGTTTGCGCACGCTGAATAAGCCAATTGTCACGACGACCTTTAGCGCGAATCATCTCATCTTCGTCAGATACCGATGAAGTTGGATCGACCTCCGTGGCGCTCATGCCCGGCGGTACGTCGTCAAAACTGCGTGTGTACAGCGTTGATTGTTCTTTCGTGTCTGGGTTCAGACGCGGTGTTTCTAGTGGCATGTTTTACTCAATGGCTCCGCTTTCGAGTCGGCCGTAATAATGTTGTCGCGCAAGTCGCGGCAGTCGCCCTCGTGATGCTCCAAATTAACTGTCTGGCGGCGCGAAATTCCGTGCCGCTCTAAAATTTCCCCGGCTACGTCAACCGCGCGCTTTTGCAACTGAGCGATCGTGTACCTCTGCAGATGTAGGTGATATCCTTTCGTCGCCGAAATGAACGGACATACGATAATCACCAACTGATTCGGAATATCGACGTATACACCCCAACGAAGTCGTGGGTACGTCTGCTGTAGTGCTGTGCCTACTTTGTTGCCAATCCACGATTCTAGCTCTCTGTTTTCACTTATAGGGGGAGCGGCAGTCTTCTGCTTAACGATAATCTGGTTGCTCATGCTGTCTCCTAAAGGTTCAACGCTTCCGCTTGTACGTGCTGTATGGTTACCGCATCTGCTGCGCCGGTTGTGACGCACAATCCGACAATCAAACTCGCCACCGTCATATCGAATCCCGCACCCACCGTGTTAAGTACAACAAGCGGAATGGTGGCGTGCCCAACAGTATTCCCGTTATGTGCGAGAATGAATTGTCCGACCATCACGCCTGCAACGCCTATTGATCGTACCGAGGCAATTATATCAATCCAAGCTTCATCGATCGCAGCAGTCCCGGCGGGTTTTGTAAACGAAACACGTGCCGTGTCCGAAACTGTACCTGCGATGCCGACTGCGATATCAAACGTGCTGGCCGCGACACCCGCCGCTGTCTTAGTCAAGTTTAACCGCCAGCGAAACATCGTTGTCGCTTGCAACTTGTGCGCCGGCACCGCGATAGCCGAACCAGCTATATACGTTCGCGTCGCCGCCGCGGGCGCTTGCGATGCAACAGACGCATTCGTGCGACCAAGACTTTTCACGAAACCAATGTCGTCTTTCACTGCTAGCACTTTCGCCGTAGAATCTATGAATGCAGATTCCACGCCACTACCCGGTGTCGCTATCGACGTAGATGCAATTACTGATAAATCGAGTTGTGCCACTACAGGACCCTCAAGGTTGCGCCGAGGCCAATCGTGAGCTTAGTGCCGCTGGCAATTGCGTATTTACGAACGGCGATAGCGGAATTTCCAGCGGCAATGACCTGACTTACAGTAGGCGCACGTTGAACCACGGCAAACGCCGATTGATTCTGCTTCTGAATATCCCGCACCGCCTCAATAGCCACTACGCACGAACCATGACACGATACGCGTTAGACGCGGGCGCGTTGTCAAATATGATTGTTACTGCGTTCGTACTGGTGCGTTGCACTTCGGCTAGCACCGTGTCAAAATTTCCGCTATTGCGGTACACTTCGACTTCCACATCGCGCGTACCTAAATTGTGTGTCACGACGTAGCTCGTAGCACTGCCGTCACCGATATTCTGATTGACCTTCTTGGTGCCCCACACCGACGTCGCCAGTTTAAGTGGTGTCACGATACGTGAGTCATCGGTACCGGTGTCTGTCTCCGCTTGCGTCGCTAATTCCGCAATGCCGGCACTCGTTTCGCTTGCCGGGCCTGCGGCAGACCCGAATACACTCCACGACAACGCTGTGGTGCCAAGAGTCACGTTCACAACGCTTTGTCGATACGACGTACCGGCGTTAGTGCCTTCCTCCACTGTGGTGACCGCCTGCTCTACTTCGGCAGCGGCATTCATATCGAGAGAACGAGTCGCGGTTACGGCCGCGCCATTCCAGATGTAAATACCGTTTTCGGCGCCCGCTGTTTGCACCCGTACAAGGGTACGATCGCCGGCCGCCATAGAGATGCCGTCGATAGTGGCGCCGGGGGCGGCCAGATTTAGGTTGCCCTGTGTGCTGACGCGGCAAGAATCTTTCCACGCCACGCCTTCGATGGCGCTATCTACGTATGCCTTCGTGGCCGCGTCTTGCGCGGACGTCGGATCGGGCAGATTCAAAATCTTGCGCGCGTTACCGAAGTCCAGAGATCGTTGAATATCTAATGCCATTTATTTTCCTGTTAGCGACAAACCGCGTAGCCCTCTACGGGATTGTCGAAGTAAACATTCGCTACGTTGTCGCTGACGTGGACTACTTGTCCGATCATTTCCGCGCCGCCGGCTGTGAATGTCTGTATTGCCGGCTTAAAACCTAAATTGTGTGCAATTGTCCACGTGCTCGCGGGAGAAAACTGCGGAAACTCAAATCCGCCGGCAGATACCGATGTAACCAAACTAAAATTCCGATTGAGGATTCTAACCATGCTCTTAAGAGCTGGATTACCGTCAAACGGAATCTTTACTATTTCGAAACTGCTCATTAACCCGGCTCAAAACTTTCGCTATTCGGCTCGAACGCTTGAATCGATATATCGCCGAGTTCTTCCGCGAAGGTGTACGCGAGCGCATCGCCTTCGTCTGGACTGTCGAGTCCGCGTCTTTTCATGTCCGCTTTTCGCTCCAGCCTAATTCGTTCTTTATCATCAAAACCAAACTCGCAACCGATGAGCGCTTTACGAAGCTCCGGATCGGCGGGAATACTTGCACCAGATGCTAACCACGCACGCAAATCACCCCACATCTCCGCGCGTTTGTTATAGTACGTTTCCTTGTCACGCGGCGTCGCGCCGGCATTTACGCCGACCACTTCAAAATTCAACATGCGCAATCGATCGACAACGCCAGCACCGATGCCAACTTCGTCGACAAATGTCGCGGCCAGCTGTTCTTTGTACTGCTTCACCGCAAGCGCGACTTGCACCGCCACCTGCATCGTGTCGAGATCGCGGAACTTCCGCATCTCTAAAACTTTCCGTCCCTGACGAACACAGATCACTGTCTTGTCGTCGCCGTATCGCGCGACGTCGCAAGCGATTACCACAGGCATCAGGATGTGTACTTCGGCCGCCATATCAACAAGCATCGCACGATCGACCGTATCGGTCGGCATGAACTGCATGTTGCCTGTGCGTGGGAACACCCCGCGTACACGCACCCGAACGAAATCGCTATCTTCTCCGTAGGCTTCTACCCACTCCGCGATCTCCTTCTTGTTCGTCATCTTACAAGTACGCGAATCTATCTGTCGCGTCTTCCAGCGCTTAGCATCACTGGTAAAACAATTCACGAACCGCCCGACGTTCTTGGTCGGGTTGCCGAACGCGAACCACATGGCGCGCGGCGTTGTCATAGCGCCTTCCGAGACTTCCCAGATTTTGTCCGGGATACCGGAAGCTTCGTCGTAAATCATCAACACGTGCTTCGCGTGCAATCCGGCGAACGCTTCCGAGTTGTGCTCGGTATTCGGTATCGCCGATACCGCCCACGTTTTCCAGTGCTCGACATGATGAAACTTAGTTGCTGTCCATTTGAACCAGTGTTTGTTGATCGCGCGTTCGTGCCACAGCGCCAACTCACGCCACGTCTTCGTGTTCAACTGCGCCGTGGTGTTCGCGGTGACGACACCCGATAAGTGTGGCCGTGTAGACATGGCCCATAAAATGAGCCACGCAACCTCCGCAGACTTCCCGATACCGTGGCCTGACGAAGTCACATCACGGATCGTGTAATTCTCCGGATCGTTCCGCACCGCGCGACCGATCGCACGTAACTGCTCCGTCTGCCATTCGTCTGGACCGTCGCAACCTTCGAGTTCTCCCTTACCCCACTCGAATGCGTACATCACGTAGCCGAGCGGATCGTCGTAGAACCGTCCCATGTCCTTCGCCAATTCGTCCTCGAACGACGAGTTCGCGATCGGCGATACGGCGGAAAACACTATTGCTTCTCGCGGTGAATGGTTTCAACGCGTTTCCGTGCTTCCTCTAGTCGTGCCGCGTGATCGACAACAATGTTCGCGGTGATATCTTGTTGCACTTTGTCGCCAAACCGTTTGCTGTGTAACTTCGCCATCTTCCACTTTCGCGCGTCTACCTTGAGTCGTGAACGGTTCACTACTTCGTTGTTGGTCTTCCACATCTTCTTAGTGTCATCGAACCACTGGTCATTTTCCTTGAAGTCGGCAATCTCGATGATCTCGTCGGCCATAGTCTCTGCTTGAATCTTCAGCGCGTTGTCGTACATCTCCTTTGTGATTGGGTCGTTCAACACCAGTTTGTAGAAACTGTTGGCGTTCAGCCCCCGATCTTCAACGGCATCCTTGACCGCCTTGCCCATCGCGATGTCGCAGAAAATATCTTCCAGCGTGGTGTAATCCCAGTGTCGCCGCAGACTGGCAAGCTTGGCGTCGTCGTACTGCTCTTTCTTCTTCGTGTCCGTACGGAGAATTCCTTCAAGCGTATAGCGCAACATGCCTGCTGCGTCCATCGCTTCGTGTACTTTCACGCCATCAGCAAGCAGCCCAATCAACCGTGTCCACGCATCCTGATCGAACTGCTGCGGAGGTTTATCCGCAGCGCGCTCGGGCACAGGCACCCGTATCCGCGAATCGCCCTTGGCTTTCAGCAGCGCCGTGGTGGAGGGAAGATTAGGGACCGATTGCCGCACAGTGTCTACTGATCTTGGATACTAAAAGACGTGATCTTGGTCTTTTTGAACTTCTGCGATGAGACTGTAGCTACATCGATTTGTATCGATGCTGCGTTACCTGGTACTCGACGATCGATGCCGTTGATGGTTTTCAATTTGAATGGCTGAACCGCGAAGTTGACAACCGCATCGTTCGCGCGATTTTGAATAATCGTAAACGGATCGGTTGACACGCCGATAAACTCAAGCGGATTGCTTAATTCGCTGAAGTACATGAAATACCCGTCGGCTGACGCCACAGGCGTCCAATTGATTGTGACTTTCTTGGTCATACTATTCTCCGCTTAAGCGTACGGGCGGGGTAAAATGAATCGTTGCTATAGTCATGAAAAATCCTCTCTACTAATTTGCGAACATAGGAATCCAATACGTGGTGGCACCGACTTTTACCCGCAACCAGTTTGTCGGTGCACCGGTTGCTGAACCGGGTTTATTCGTTGCGACGAATGTTGCCGTCTGCGCGCCGGTCGTGGCTAAATTATTGAGTTGTAGTGATCCGGCGTTACCTGACACAACTGTGCCTGCAGTTAAGACCACATCGCCCGCATCGCCGCTGGTCGCGCCGCCATTGCCCGCCTGAAGTGTCGCTGCGCCGCCTGCGCCAGTAGCACCACCTGTTCCAGCAACTAGCGTCAAATTACCACCTTGGACCGCCGTAGTGCTGTTTCCCGCCGTGAGCGAGATCGCACCACCTGTGCGCGAAGTACCGACGGCACTGCGACCGGTCAAGAAGATGGAACCGCCGTTGCCGTCAACAGGCAAACCGCCGTTGATGTTTACGTCGCCGCCTGCCCCGGATGTCGCGCCGCCTGCGCCACCGACCAGAGTCAGCGCGCCGCCGGTGTTTGTCACCCCCGCAAGACCGCCGCGAACTGTGAGGAGTGCACCGTTTGCCGCACTGCCTGCCGCGCCTTGTAAAATACCAGGTGTCGCCGTTGAGCCCAACGTCTCGATGTTATTGGTCTTGTCCCAGGTATGATCGGCATCGCCACCAAAAGCACCGCCGTCGTTGAATTGTATTTGTGTGTCCGAACCTGCTGGAGTTCCCGCCGCAGGTGTGGCCCATGTGCCATCGCCGCGCCAGAAGGTCGAAGATGACGCGGACGTACCGCTGTTCAGATTTCCAACTGGCAAATTCCCTGTCACGCCACCGGCGGTAGAGATCGCCAAGTTCGCAACCGGCACATCGGTAACGGACAATACGCGCCAACGCGCCGTAGTTGCATCGTATCGTAGTATTGCACTACCGCCGGCAGGTATCACAGTATCGACTTCACCTGGACAAATAAGTCGATTGCTTACTCCTGATCCCGCATTCTGGTGTGCCAATGTCAGTGTGCCTGTCGCGCCGGTTTGAATGTTGTGCAACATGATGGTGTTGCCTTGCGACGAAGCCGCAATACCTGTTACGGTCGAACCTGCTGAGTCCGGCGTTAACCGGAATACACAACGACTGCCGATGCCGCCGCCGGGGTTGTAGTCGTTGGTGTTACCGTTGATCAGTGCCGCCGGACTTTGCGCCGTATCGTAGAACAGCGTGGTCGATATCGTAACCGCATCATTGAAATTCGTCGCGCCGTTGACTTGATTGGCCGCACCATTCAGCGTGACTGACGCACTGAATGTGTGCGCGCCGGTCCAGGTTGGTACGATCGCTTGATTAAGTGCTGGCGCCCCATCGGATCGCAAGAACGTCGTTGCGACGCCGTTGATCGCCGACAGCCCAACTGACGCCGTAGGATTTCCACCCGTTGCTACAGCAGCGGACTGAAATGTGGGCGCAGAACTAGCCCCGTTCGATGTCAAAACAAATCCGGAAGTTCCTGGACCCGTGCCTGCAAGCACGCCCGCATTGTTATACTGAACCGAAAAATTGCTTCCTGCCGGTGTGTCGTCCGCAATAATCAAACCGATTGAGGTGTAAACCTCGGTGAAGTTCGAATCTATTTTCGAAAACGCAGTCTTCATCGGCTCGCTGATTGCAAGCGCTTGAACTGGGTCTGTGCTGATCTGTTTCTGTGCCATTGTGTTTCTACTTATGCCCCGAAAATTGGAATGTAACCCTGCGTGCCGCCGGAAGTTAGAACCGGAATCCACGCGATCGGCCCTGCGGTGCCTGATCCTGGTTTGTTTGTCGCCGTGAACGTTGCCGTGCGTACGCCCGTGGTAGAAGCGTTCCACCTAACGTTTGGCGTTATGATGTCGAGTTGAGTAGCCGCATTAAGCGTTATGAGCGATGTAGTGATTAAATTTGCACCAGTGGCCGTAAGACTAAGCTCGGTAGCACCCGAACCACCCGTAATGTTTGCATCGCTCGTAGCACTGAAATTTATGGCGTCAACACCGCCACCGAAATTTCCTGTCGAGCTAACAACTACCCCCGATCCAGTCAACGTGATTATGCCGTTAGCGCTGATGCTCGCATCGACACCGGTCGATAGCACTATGTTGTTGGCAGTTAATTCGATGTTTCCGTCATTCTTAAACAATAACTGCTGCGCGAGTGCGTCGTTTTTTAACGTGAGTTGTCCTGTGCCCGCGGCTTGTAAAGTTGCGCTACCATTTCCCCCTCCGTCGTCCGTAATTTCCAGCCAATTCAAACTGGCAACGACCGGGAACGGAAAAGCGAGATCAGTTGTGGCCGTGGTCCAGTCCCAATTATCGCCGAAGGATGTGCCACCGCCGCCACCAGACGCGCTTAAGACGCCGCCAGCGAGAGACAAGTTCGCGCCAATGGTGATCTGTTCAAGCGCGCCTGTGCCCGCCGTGCTGCGCCCTGCAAGCGTTGTCGTGGCAACGTTCTGCAATTTCGCAAACGTGAACGAGGCGTTCGGAACCACCGGTATCGCGCTGAATGTGTGAATCCCTGTCCAAGTCGGTACGATCGACTGGCTGAGCGGCGGGGCACCATCGCTGCGCATGAACGTTGCCGCAGACCCGTTGACTGCCGTGAGCCCAATCGTTGCCGAGGGGTTCGCTGTTCTGTCTTGGAACGTCGGGGCCGTCAGTGAGCCGGTCGACGTAAGGATTTGCCCCGTCGTACCCGGTCCCGTACCAGCCAGCGCGCCCGATCCACCGTTGATCTGCACCGAGAAATTGAACCCGGCGGGCGATGGGCTCGGCCCCGTTGCGCCGGTGGCCCCCGTTGCACCCGTGGCCCCTGCGGGACCGGGCGTTCCCGGAACTAACGAAGCCATTTTCTGCAGCGTCGAGCTTTTCGAGACGCCGCCTTGGAGAATTTCGATCAAATCAGTGCCGGCCACGGTCACTGCGGACGGCAAATCAGAGATTTTTACATTTGTTGTCATGTACTTGGGCTAAACGATGCGAGGATCGCCGAGTTCGTCGACGCGCGGGTCGCCGCCGCCCGTTATGCGTGCCGCGGGATCAGTCAAACCCAAAAACGGGTTGTGCCGCGGGCGCTCGTACTTGTTCACGTCCGAAAATTGGTACACGGGGTAACTTGGCTCCGGGCCAGACAGGGCTAAAGCGATGCCGCGAGCGCTAATTCTGCGGACAGTAGGTCGTGCTGTCGGGATTCGCGCCATAAGTCAGGCTCCGGAAGTAAGTGTGCCGGCAGGAAGTGACTCGAGCCGGCACGTTTTTGTGGCCGGGGGCGTCCCCAGCCGTTTTTTGACCCCGCGGACCGCAGGAGAGAACGGTCGGGACGGGGCATGCAGACCGTAATCTACCTTAAATCGAGCATTATGTCAAGAGCGGGCAGCCGCCGGGCGGTATGATATTAAGCCTGCCGCGGTTTTCTTGCGGAATCTGTTGCGCTTCTTTAGACGTAACGAAGGCTTCCACTTCATCCGCGTTCACTAGCTCCACCGAAGCGTCTGAGCTTACTACCAAAATCCCCATTGAATGGCCGCATACGACGATAGCGATGGCGCGTACCGGTTTAACCGTGTCCGCAGCCACTGCACAAAGCGAAAATCCGAGAATCGCACAAAAAATTAAAAAATTTTTCAATTTCATAGGGGAAGTTTTCCAAAAATAATAACAGAATCAGCAAGTTATGAGGGAAACAGATTTTCCTGATTCAGAAATACCTGCTCCCGAGAGACAAAGGTCGGGACCGAAAACGGCGCCGGGCCACTCGGGAATACGTTTCCTGTCAAAACTCAAACGATGAGACTCTTTCCCAAAATGCCTAACCATCCCTACTTAACATAATCCGGTATTCTCGTCAAGTCCTGTGCCCGATTACACATAACGTGACGCATACGGAGCTCGCTGGGCTGTTTTTCTGGGCTACCCTTGGTGCTGGTATCGGGAAATGTGCTCTGTTATGGCAAATACGTGCGCGAACGGTAGCCCGATTTTCTAAGAGAGTAGTGGCACATATCTTACAAGTGTAAGACGGGCGTGCAGGTAAACCGCCCGCAGGGGAGGGGTACGAAGCCGTAAGTAAATAAAAGATTACGATTATGTAATGTTGGCCACACAGCGCGCGC